TGACGCAGAACGGCAGTACGTCGATCTTTTCCGACGGGTATTCAGGTGTCGGCTTGCAGACCATGCAAGCGATTTGCGCGCTCGGCGTGCCGTGCGGGTTCATCAATCACGGCATGGCGTCGCAAACCATGCAGACGTTCCAACCGCCGGGAATCGCTGCCATCACGAATTGGGCGCCAAACGCCGTCACGATGCAGGGATTCAGCCCTAACAACTCGTATTCTTCGACTGGCGTAGCGGGATACCAGATTCAGCAGGAAGCCTCGATGGTGCAAGAGGCTGTGGCGGCGGCGCGGGCAGGAATGGGTATCCCGTTGGTCACCACGGGGATCCCATCGTCTGCGGGAACCATCTCCAGCGCAGCGATTGACACGCTCCGCAAGAACTGGAACACGATCATTCGCGCGATGGGTGGCGGGACGTACATCGCGGATTGGGACTTGCTGACCAGTGATGGGGGTTCGCCGGCACGACTGCTTGCTGCCGCTGATTCTGGCGACGGGATTCATTACAACGCTGCGTATGCGGCGCTTCTTGCCGCGCAACAAGTCACTGTCGTGCGCGGGGCGTTTGGAGTCTGACGCCATGACCCACGAGGACGCGAGACGATGACCTCGATCATTTACGACAGATTCGATGTTGGCGCTACCAGACTCGCGCTGATACACCCTCACTGAAAATTCAATGACTTCTCTCTCCGACCTTCCAGACGACGTCGCCGCGGCGATCGCCGCAGTGGACAAGCCGGATGAAAACACGCTGTCGCATCTCGGGAACGCTCTGGCGAAACTGCGTGACGAGGCCATCGCTGCGCGGCTGAATTCCGGCATCGAGGAGGTGTGGCGCCAGGCGGAGGAAGCCTACGTCGGCATGGATGATGCCAACCGGCACGAGTTCGGCAAGGCGAGGTGGGCGAAGCCGCTGACCATGACCGGGCCGGTGGAAACCAGCGACCGCAGCAACCGCGGCGCGGACGCCCGGTCGAACGTCTTCATCCGGCTGACCTCGCGTTACGTGGATGCCGGCGCTGCGAAGTTGGGCGAAATCCTGCTGCCGCCGGACGACAAAGCGTTTTCGATCAAGCCGACGCCGATTCCGGAGCTGGTGGCGCAGAAGAAGAACCTGGCGCCGGTCATGTTGGCCAACGGCATGCCAGCCATGCGCGACCCGACGCCGGATGAACTGGAACCGGGGCAGTTGCCGTCGCAGGCCCCTGGCGTCCAGTTGACCTATGCGGACCTCGCCAAGGAAAAACTCGAGAAAGCGGATGAAGCCGCCACGGCTGCCGAGAAGCGCATCTACGACTGGATGGTCGAAAGCCAGTACACCGGCCAGATGCGCAAGGTCATTTTCGACAGCGCGCGGGCCGGGGTTGGGGTCGTCAAGTCGCCATTCCCCGACGAGAAGCGCGCTCGCGCCATGCGCCGCAACGAGAGCGGTCAGGTCGAACTGACCATCCTGTCGAAGATTCAGCCGTCGACCCGGTGGGTGTCGTTCTGGAACGTCTACCCGGACCCGGCCTGCGGCGAGAACATCCAGGACGGCGACTACTGCTTTGAGAAAGACGGCATCAGCGAGCGGAAGCTCCGGAAGCTGGCCCGCCTGCCGGGATACATCAAATCCGCCATCGACCGCGTGATTGTCGAAGGGCCTGACAAGTGCCGGGTGAACGATCCCGGCAACCCGATTCAGGATGCCAACCGCCACCAGTACACCATCTGGTATTTCCACGGCGCGATCAAGCGCGAGGAATTCCTGTCGGCGACGCGGAAAGACCCGAGCCAGGCGGCCGGGCTGAAGCGCGAGCAGGAGATGGTGCATTGCGTGGCGACGATGGTGAACGATTCCGTCGTGCGCGTGGTGCTGAACCCGCTCGAGGCATCCGGAGAACACCCCTACCACGCCATTCCGTGGAAGCGCCGGCCCGGCCATTGGGCTGGGGTCGGAATCTCGGAACAGGTGGCGGTGCCGCAGCGGATCATCAACGCGGCGACCCGGGCGATGCTGGACAACGCCGGGAAGTCGGCGGGCTCGATCATCGCCATCGACCGCAAGATGCTGCAGCCTGCGGACGGGCGCTGGACGCTGGGCCGGGACAAGATTTTCTACACCTCGCCCGATGCCGCGCTCGAGGACATCCGCAAGGCGATCACCTGCTTCGAGATTCCCAACCAGACGGACAAGTTGATGGCGATCATCAACTATGCCTTCCGCCTGGCGGAGGAATCGACCAGCATCCCGCTGATCACGCAGGGTCACAGCGGCAGCACGACGCCGGACACCTTCGGCGCGGCGCAGTTGCAGAACAACAACGCGAACCAGTTGCTGCGTGACATCGGCTACCAGTTCGACGAGTTCGGCACCGAGCCGATCGTCAGGCAGCACTACGAATGGCTGCTGCTGGACCCGGACGTGCCTGACGAAGAGAAGGGTGACTTCCAGATCGACGCCCACGGCTCGATTGCCCTGGTGGAGCGCGCGATTCAGGATCAGACCATCCTCCAGATGGGCGCGATGGTGGTGAACCCGGCCTTCGGGATCAACCCGGAGAAGTGGTTCGAGCAACTGGCGAAGTCCAAGCGGCTCAACCCGAAGGAGTTCCGCTACACCGAGGCCGAGAAGGAAAAAATGGCGCAGAAGCAGCCGCCACCGGCCCCTGCCGTGCAGGCTGCACAGGTGCGCGCCGCCAGCGCCGAGAAGATCGCAGCTGCAGAGCTACAGGCCGACACGCAGGCGCGGCAGGAGTCGCTTGCGATGGAGCGCGAATTGGCCATGCTGAAGTACGCCAACGACCGCGGCCTGACGCTGGAACAGGTGAAGGCGCAGTTGGCGGAAGCGGCCATGAAGATCAACCTGCAGCGCGAGTTGTCGCAGGACGCCCGTATCGTGGATTTGCACAAGCACCACACCAGCCAGGCGATGACGCCGCCAGTGGAGCCCGAAGGCCGAGCCCCTGCCGGTGAGGCGTTCGCGGCGTGAAGTTCGACCCGGCCGACCTGCAAAACCCGTTGTGGATCCGGTTGCGCGCCTATTTCGAGCAGCGCATCGCGGAACACCGGCTTGCGAACGATGCCGACCAGACGCCGGAAACCACGGCGAAGCTGCGCGGCCGGATTGAGGAATTGAAAGGGCTCTTGCGCCTGGCTGATGACCAGCCGACGCGCGAGTCTCAGAGTTTCACGGACGAGGGGTTCCCCGAGTTCTGATTTGCCGCCCGGCCATTGGCCGCACGGCACCGTAGCTGCGCACCGCAAGGCCCGCAGCGCCTAGAGGCCCGCCATTGGCGGGTCTTTGCTTTTGTGAGGCATTGATGGAAGACCAACCCGAAGGTGCAGTGGTCAGCGACGATTTCACGGACGACGATTTGCAGGGCACGGCAACGCCCCCTGAGCCGGCGGACGAGGAAACGACAGGTGGTGCGGCGGAAACCCCGCCCGAGGAAAAGCAACCCGAGTACGTGCAGGTCACGAAGAGCGACTTCGACAAGCTCATGGCCAACGCCGCGAGGATCGACGAGATCAACGCCACGGTGGTGAAGCAGCGCGATGACGCCTTTGGACGGATCGGCAGGCTCGAGGCCGCATTGAACGAGATGCGGCAGTCGTCACAGAACGGAACGGTCAGCGATGAAGACTTGGCCGAACTGGCGCAGGAGTATCCCGACCTGGCCGGCTTGAGCGTCTTCAAGAAGCTGCGCGCCGCGGGGGGCATCGACCCCGATGCGGTGGGCAGGATCGTGCAGGAACGCGTCGAATCCGCGAACGCCTCTGCCAGAGAGCAGACACGGCGCGAGTTCGAGACGCGCTTGCTGACGCGCGATCACCCGGACTGGCGACAGGTTGTTGGCGTCCCTGCGAAAGCGGGAGACCCGATTCCCGATACCGAATACCGCCGTTGGCTGGCAGCGCAGCCCGAGGAGTACCGCGCGGAAGTGGGGTCCGTTTGGGACGCCGACGTGGTGGGCGCATCCATCAAGAAGTTCAAGGAGTCGGCCAAGGCGAAAGCCCAGCCGAACCCTGCAGCCGATCAGAGGCGCAGCCGCTTGGCGGCAGCCGTACCCGCGAAAGGTGACGCCGATCCGGCATCGCCCGCGGAACCCGACCCATTCGAAGCCGGATACCAGTCCGGCTGACAACCCAATTTAGGAGCATGCAATGACGATGCAGACCTACGCCCTCAACCCAGGGCGGATCGAGAAGTTCAAGGGCCAGATCCTGAAGCACGCCGTTCCCGTGGAAGCGCTGGGACGCCAGGGCCGCCAGGTGCAGATGCCCAAAAACATGTCCAAGACCTACGTGGCTCGCCGCTTCCTGCCGTATGGCGCCACCTCGACCTCGGCCAACACGCAAAACCGCTTCTTCCAGGACGGCACGGGCGACCGCGCCAACACCCTGGTGCAGGCGCATCAGGTGGCGGAAGGCATCACCCCGACGCCGGATTCCATCGTGCCGGTAGACATCACCACGGTTGTGCAGCAGTATTCCTGCCTGTACGGCTTCACCGATGCCCTGGCGGACCTCTACGAGGATGACATCCCCCAGCAGATGATCCAGCAGATTGGCGAGCGCGTGACGCTGGTCAACGAGATGATCATCTACGGCGCCCTGCGCGCCGGCACCAACGCCTACTTCGGCGGCACCGGCACGACCCGTGCCACGGTCAACGGCTTCCTGACCATCGGCCTGCTGCGCAAGATCGCGCAGAACCTGATGGCCAACCACGCCGGCATGACCACGCGCGTGCTGAAGGCCGGGCCGAACTACGGCACGGATGCGGTGGCCTCGGGCTTCTTCGTCTACGGACACACCGACCTCGAGCCGGACATCCGTGACCTGCCCAACTTCGTGCCGGCCGAGAAGTACGCCAGCGGTTCGCCGATCGACAACGAAATCGGCAAGTGCGAGCGCTACCGCTTCGTCCTGTCTCCCGATCTGCCGTCGTTCCAGGACGCCGGCGCCTCGGTGGGCTCGACGGGTGGCTACTCGACCACCGGCTCCAGCCTGGACGTGTACACGTTCATCGTCCTCGGGCAGGACGCCTTCAGCCAGATCGCGGTGCGCGGCAAGTCGGCTCTCGACCCCACGTACCTGCCGCCCGGCCAGAAGAGCAAGTCCGACCCGCACGGTCAGCGCGGCTACGCCGGCACCATCTGGTGGAAGGCCGTGATGATCGAGAACCAGGGCTGGATGGCCGTCGGCAGCGTGGCTCGCCGCACGCTGGCGTGATGAACCCGGGCCGGGGTAACCCGGCCCACTGAACAAGGAGATTCATCATGCTTCAAGGAACCGTCGCGCAGTTCATGGCGGCATTTGGCGATCCCCGTGAACGCGGACCTTTGCTCAAGGTCTTGCAGAACATGGCGGACCGACTGACGTGCGTGTGGTTCAACTCATCGGCGCTCCGGATCAAGGGCGGCTCGGCTTCCGCGTTGGTGCAAACCAATGCTGCCGGTGCCGGCCTCGTGAACGGCGTTCTGGTGACGAAGGCCAGCGCGACCGACCTGCCGGCGCTGTCGGGCACGGTGACGAACGCGAAGTTCAACGTCTTCGCGTTCTTCATCGACTCCGGCGGCACGCTCACGTCGGTGATGGGAACGGAAGGGGCGACGCTGGCGACAGTGGTCTTCCCGCCGATCCCAGCCAACAAGACGTGCATCGGCTACGTGATCGTCAACCCGACCGGCACCGGCAATTTCGTCGGCGGCACCACGGTGCTGGATGACGGTACGGTGACACCGAACGCGGTGTTCGTGAACACCATCGCCGCGTTCGACCCGATGTGCCTGCCCGGCCCGTACACCCCCTGATTCAGATCCTCTTCAAGGAGAAAACCTCATGGATGCACTTCAACAAGTCCCGGTGACGATGGCCACGACCAAGGCCGGCGCCAGCGCGGGAACCACCTCCACCTACTCGACCGCCAACACGGTTCAGTTCGCCATCAAGGGCAAGGCCTACAGCAAGACGGCCGTGACCAACGGTGCGACGCCCACGACCGATGCCGCGACCGGCCTCTCCTTCACCGCCATCGCGGCGGGGTATGGCTCCGTGTTCGTGTTGGGCTTCGACTCGGGCGGCAACATCAAGGTGGCTCAGGGCTCGACCGAAGCCCTGGACAACTCGACGACCAGCGGCGCGACCTGCAAGTTCATCCGCGCGCCGCAGTTCCCGCCGATCCCCGACACGATGTGTCCGTTCGCCTACGTGACCGTGCTGGTGGGTTCGGCCGCGGCGGCGTGGACGTTCGGAACGTCGAACCTGACCGGGCCTCCGGCCAGCACGGGAATCAACTTCGTGGACATCCAGACGCTGCCGGACCGCGTGCAGGTCGCCTGAGTTCCATGCAATCCAACAGGGCGCCTTCGGGCGCCCTTTTTCTTTCCGAAGGAGCAACACCATGACCGATGCAGTCGCCGCACCGACCCGCCGGCCGCGCGAGGAGCGCAGCAGCCGCGATCACGAAACGCTGGACCCGGCCGCCGTGACGCTCGACCTGGACCGCACGCCCGAAGTCGAAGACATCGTGGTGTCGCAGGAGGTGCTGAACAAGAAGTACGCCGACGCGCTCAAGTTCAGCGAGGAGCCGGTGACGATCATCATCGAGGCGTCTGGCGACGAGAATGCGCCGCCGTTCCAGGAATCATGGGTGAACGGGCGCGGCATCGAGTTCTTCATTCAGGGCCGGTGGTTCCCGAACTGGCCCGGCGTGGCCGCCGGCTACTGCCCGGTGGGCGTGGAATTCACCACGAAGCGCAAGTACGTGGAAGTCCTGCTGCGCAAGCGGGAAATCAAGATCGACACGCGCCACGAAGACGCGACCGTCGAGAAGCCCATCAACCGGGTGACGAGGCGTGCCGTGCATCGGTCGCCGCTTTCGGTGCTGGCGGACCAGAACCCCAAGGGCCGCGCCTGGCTGGCGCAGATGATGCGCGAGTGAGATGAACTACCTCACCATCTGCCAGACCTTCGCGCGCAAGGTCGGCATCCCCACGTCCGGATTCTTGACCGCAGTCAACCCGACTTCCGCAGAACTGACGCGGGTGGTCGGGTGGGTGGATGAGGCGTGGAACGAAATCCAGACCTTGCGGGATGACTGGCACTGGATGCGCGAATCGACCTCGTGGGTCACGTCGTCCGGCGGCTATTCGTATGCGCTCGGAACCGGGGCCGGCACGGTGGGCATCACGGCCGACACCTTCGGCAAGTGGTGTACCAACGATGGCGTGTTCCGGAATTACCCGACGGCCTCAGGGAACGCCGGCGAAATCATGATGGATTTCGAGCCGGACTACGACACCTGGCGGAACCTCTACCTGTTGAGCGGTACCCGCTCGACGCGGACCCGTCCCCATACCTACGCCATCGCGCCGGACAAAAGCATCCTGCTCGGTCCGGTGCCGGACAGCGGGTACACGGTGACGGCCGACTATTTCAGTGCGCCGACCGCGATGACGCAGGACAACGAGATTCCCGCCATTCCGGCGCGGTATCACTATCTGCTCATCTACAGGGCGATGATGCTGTACGGCGAATTCGAATCGGCCCCGGAGGTGTATGGGGCCGGCGAGCGCGGCTGGTCGAAGATGTGGGCGGCGCTCGAGAGCGACCAGCTTGACCGCGTGTTCGCGGGGGCCGCTTTGGCATGAGGCCTTTCCAGCCGGCGCCCGTGCTGTTCGATGTGATCAGCATGCGTGGCGGCATGGATCAGATCACGCCGACGCTGAACCTTCGGCCCGGCGTCTGTACCGATGCCCTGAACCACGAGTGCTACGAGGGCGGAGGCTATGCCCGGGTGGCGGGCTACGAACGTTTCTCCGGCCAGCCCAAGCCCAGCAACGCGGTCTATGCCCTGCTGTATGTGTCCGGGTTCATGGTGATCCCGTCGGCCGGTAACACTATCACCAACGGCGGTGGAACGGCGACCGGGGTCGTGGTGGCGGTCGGGCCCAACTTCGTGGCCTACACCAAGGCGACCGGCACATTCGTCACCGGCGACACCATCAAGGTGGGTGTGACGACCATCGGCAAGGCCATTGACCCTTTGGGCGGAGTGAATCCGGAAACTGATGCGAGCTACGTCAACCTAGCTGCGGACGCGTATCGCGCCGACATCGCGGCGCCGACCGGGAGCGGGGCGATCATCGGGGTGTTCGTCTACAACGACCTTGCATATTGCCTGCGGCAGAACGGCGGCACGGTCACGCTCTACAAGCAGAGCGGTGCGGGCTGGACCGCCGTGGCCATGCTCTACGAGGTGGCGTTTTCGAATGCCAACACGAACGTCAACGACGGCGACACCTTGACGCAAGGCGGCGTGACGGCGACCATCCGGCGGGTGGTGGTCGAAACCGGGACGCTGGTATCTGGCGTCAACACCGGGCGCCTCATCACCACTGCGCCGGGTGGGGGCAACTTCGTCGCTGGCGCCGCGACCTCGACCGGGGCCGGCGCGCTGACCCTTGGTGGGGCGGCGACTGCCATCACCCTGGCGCCCGGTGGCCGGGCCGAGATCGTGCAGGCCAACTTCTACGGCCAGGCGGTCGGCACGCGCGTCTACTGTGCGGACGGCGTGAACCGCATGTGGGAGTTCGACGGGACCAACCTGGTTCCGCTCACGACCGGCGGCCTGATCCCGAAGCACATCGTCGTCCACAAGAAGTACCTGTTCTATTCGGTCGGCTCGTCGATCTTCTATCGGGCGGTGGGCGACCCCTACCTGACCACCGGGGGCGGAGAGATCGCGGTGGGCGACACCGTGACGGGCTTCCTCATCATGCCGGGCGCCCAAACCAGCGCCGCCCTTGCCGTGCTGACGCGCAACGGCACGAACATGCTGTACGGCACCGACTCCACGACCTGGAATCTGGTGAGCTACAACTTCGGCACCGGCGCGCTGGACTACACCATGCAGAACATGGCGCAGTCCTGCATGCTGGACGACAGGGGTGTTTTCACGCTCCAGACCTCGCTGAACTTCGGCAACTTCGAGCAGCAAAGCCTGACGCACCTGATCCGGCCGTTCATCACCGAGCATCGGCCCTACGTGCAATCGAGCGGGCTGAACCGCTTGAAAAGCCAGTACCGGGTGTTCTACTCGGATGGCTGGGGTCTCTACATCACGCTGGTGGCCAACACCTTCATGGGCGCCATGCCGGTGAAGTTCCCGATGTCGGTGAACTGCTGGTGGGAATCCACCTTGAGCAACGGCACGAACATCATGCTGGCCGGCGGAAGCGATGGCCAGGTCTACGAATTCGATGTCGGCACGAGTTTCGATGGAACGGCGATCGAGGCGTGGATCACCCTGAACTGGAACGCCATGAAGAACCCGCGCCTGCTCAAGCGCATGCGGGGGGCTTCGGTGGAAGTGGCCGGCACGGGCTACGCGAAGATCAGCTTCGGCTACATGCTCGGCTACGGCAGTTCCGACTACGCGCAGGACGGCGCGGCCAACTACCCGGTGAACATCAACGACCCGAAGTGGGAGTCCTTCACTTGGGACACCTTCACCTGGGACGGGCAGACCACGATGCCGACCTACTGCGAGATGCAGGGGACGGCCGAGAACGTGCAAATCACGCTGGCCTCGAACAGCGACACTTATCAGCCCTACATCATCAATTCCGCGATTGTCCGGTACTCGCCACGGCGCGCGTTGAGGAACTGACATGACCGCCATCTATTCCCCGACCGGCAAGCCGACCACCAAGGCGCAGGGTCTTTCAGCCGATATGAGGGCCGAATTCCAGGCCATCGCCGATGCGTTGTCGGCTTGGTACGTCGAGGGTACGTGGACGCCTTCTGACCTGAGTGGGGCGGGGCTTTCGTTCACGACGGCCGGAACCCGCTACACCAAGACCGGCAACCTCATCACGCTGGCGGCAAGCGTGACCTGGCCGGCGACGGCGGATACGAGCGCGGCGGTGATCGGCGGCATTCCGTATGCGGGCGCTGCGGCGGTGTTTGGAGGCATCTGCGTCGGCTACACGAATCTCGGGTTCATGGCCACCCTGCTGATCGGCGGCGGTGGCATCGCGCTCTACAACCCTTCCAGCGGCGTGGCGCTGACCAATGCGCAAGTGTCTGGAAAGGGCTTCATTTTCTCGGGTAGCTACTTCTTCGCATAGGGGGTTTTCATGAGGCGATTCGTTGCCGTTCTGGCGCTTGCTCTCGCGGCGTGCGCAAGTCCGCGGGTCGATATGGCGGACGCGAAATCGGTGCGCTGTGATGCCGAGGCCACGGAGTTCGCGGAAGCCAATGTCAATTTGCCGACATTGCCCAACTGGCACCCCGATCCGACCGCGCCATTATGGGCCTACGCCTACGAGCGCTGCATGAAGCGGAATGGCTGACATGGCTGATTCCACCATCGCGGCGGAGGCGGCGACGGCCGGGATCACCATCGGCCTGGCGGGCTCGCTTTACGGCATGGACCTGGCTGCGATCGCGGCCGGGTTTCTCGGCGGACTGGTGGCGCGCACGTTCGTGGAAGCGCCGCTGAT